TTGACCATCCCTATCCACCACTCGACACTGGTTCTGACTGTTTTCACCGTCGCCCTCACCCGCATCGTCGCCCTCGCTATCTTGAGGTTGTTGCTTATACTGCTCGAGGTCTTTGAATATCTCAACGACAGTCATCTTGTCATACTTAGGATTGTATAACCCACCATCAATCATCTTAATGAAGCCTGTCTTATTGTCCTGTTTGATTAACTCATTGTTAATCCAGTAATCACAAGCCGCATTAGCGCGCTGACCATCTAGTGTGTGTAACTGTTTGTATATGAACATATGCATAGCTGCTTTGTGCATTGTCTCATGTAAGATTAGAAAGCGTAGTTCCTCGTCGGATAACGGCTCACAAAACTCACGGCCATACCACACATTCTTACCATCGGTGCAAGCGGTCGGCATGGTCTCTGATACTTCCCATTTACCAAAACACATCACACCACCCAATGCCATCCATGCCTTGTTACCCATGATGGCAATGTTTTGTTTCTTAATTCGTTTTACTAAGTCCATCTCTATCTCCTTAATTAAGGTTCTTAAATAAGAACCGATTACCAACCTAACTTATCAGACAACTCGTCTACCTTTGCTTTCACTGCCTTGCGCACACCATCACTCTCGCGCACATCTTTCATATCCACACCATGCAAGGCTTCCTCTAACTCTTTACGAGCCCAGTCAAGGTCTTGGTTATGTGTTACATTCATAACAGAAAGCAGGCTACATAACTCAAGCGCGTTATCAAGCACGCTGTCCCTAAGAACTTTCTTTTGTCCATCGTCGTTATCGCTGAACCTGTCGCTGATATGCTTAGTTACTTTATACAACCTAGTCCATAAGTCCTCCATCGCTTGGGTTGTGCGCTCACTGTATACACGCTCATACTCGGCCTCTAACTCTGTGGCTATCTCGTGGCCTACATCTACGCGGAAATCACCACGCTCGGGTAATGGTGTAAAGAAAAAGGTAAAGCCAAACCGCCTAGCTATATCATTAACATCGGGGTATTCTGTGCGGTCAAACATCGTGCCCATCTTAAAGGCTTGCGCTGATACTAGGTTGGGATACATTGCAACGAAGTCATTGGATAACTTATTGAACTCGGTCGTCATGTCGTTGAGCCAATCCTTTACCGCTATGAAGTTACGGATATCTACTAGGCGCTGACCGCTATCAGACCACGGCAATGTCTTTGTGTAGAACTCCACACGCGCTGATGCTACCCACTTCTGTATCTTTTCTAACTGCTCAACACCCGCAAGTAAACTCTTATTGAACCTACCCGCGCCATCATCTGCGCCCTTTGCGGTCGTTACTTCTTTTGATACTTTCTTATCCAGTTTACGAAAGCTAGGCACACGAATGTTTAGCTCTACTAGAATTGCTTGGTTGCTTAGGTTAATTTTGTCCATCTCTATTCTCCATTGTTAATACGATTTATCATTTGATTGTAACTATCCTCATTACTATTCCAGTCAGTATGGTCTAGCAAGTCGGGCTCTAATTCATACAACACATCAAGCAAGCGCATAAATACATCAAGTCGTGCTATGCGTTCTTTCTTACTCATGATGTTCTCCTTAGTAATCACAATAAATGTTAGTGTCTGTTGATAAAAAATACTGCACATCCTCACCACCACTTTCGTTCTCGATGTCGCCCGCCTCCTCACCGATACGAACGAACTCCCAGTTAAGGCCTGCCTCCTCGGCATCATGTATGAACTTATCCCACGCTTGAACATCGGGGTAACTGTCATACCACTTCCAGTCATCCCCTTGTAAGTCTAGGATTTTAAATACTTGCTCGGTGCTACCATTCGCGAGGGGTTGACCATAGGTATATTTCTTTTCAGTAAACTTAAGGCTTTCACCGAACCCATCCCATATGATGTTATTGATTAACTTCTGCCCCGCTATGAACGCATCAAACAACTCGGCATCGGTGCCATACACGCAACTTCTTACTTGACTTCTGTAACCCATACTATTCTCCTAGTTTAAATACATCGTAACCAATATCACTTTCAAGGTTGGGCACTATCTTTAGGTTTGTTTCCAATGCCACATTGAAATCATCGAGGAACTTACGCGCCTCTGTATACCTAACCTTGTCATTGCCATATCGCATTTTCCACATGGCTTCGAAGTCCTCCTTGTTAGCGATACTCATTATACGAACTCCTTAGTGAATGTTTGAACCCAGTCGCGCATACCTTTCGAACGCATTGCAACTGTCGGCTTGGATTTAAAGATTAGTCTACCTGTTACCGCTTGTATCTCGGCCTCAAGTCTAGTCATATACTTTGTTGTGGCATCCGCATTGTCGTCAGCTAAACCCGATGCAAGCCGTGTCGATAATAACAACTGACTTGCTAGGCTATCGGGGATACGCGCATTGTTGGGGTCGGAATAAATAGACTTGCGGGTAGGTAAGCTGTCGGCCAATTCTACTGTCGCCCATAACTCTGCAGTAGCGGGTGCACCTATCGCACCACATATATGAGCCATCGCTTGTTCCTTATTTAAGAACCCTGCTTCCATCTTGTCTAGCGTATTACTTGCAAACCAAAACGAACGATTGGAACAGAACTGCTTGGTGTTAGTCTTGGGATTGAATATATATTTGTTTGTGGCTAACTGCTCTGCATCAAGGTCGCGGTATGACTGGCACACCTCGGGGTTCTCGCCTATGAAATAGATTAGCGTTCCGTTCATACCATATGTTGTGCCGAACTGAACCACCTCGGAATGGCTAGGCTTACGCACTTCCAATGTAGATACGCGGTTATTCATGTGAGCGGGGAATGTATCGCCAACACCATCTGTTGATAAGTTACTGGTAGAAAACACCACCGAACCCTTAGGGATTGGCATGCTTGATACTGTGCGCTCTAATAAGAACCTAGTAACCATTGGCTTTGCCACGCCTTGCACCTTGCCTATCTCGTCAATCATGTATAGCTGTGGCTTATCGCTATCTAAATGCCATTCATCCGCGAATGCTTTCTTTGTCTTGCCATCTACTACGCTAGGCATATAGAAGTCGGGGAAGTCTAGCAATGGTGCATCGATATACACGCACTGGTCTTGCCCCCAACCTAGCTTGGCTAGGATGTCATTACGCAAACTAGACTTACCAATTCCCGGCTCGCCTACTAAGATTGTTGTTGTGTGGTCGCCTGTTGCCGCGATGATTGCACTAGCATCGGCTAGTGATACTACATTACTGATACCTTCCATTTCTATTCTCCTTGGTTAAAGTCTGATGGTGTTACTACTGGTTGTGTTAATGCTTTCTGCAATCTATCTATTAGTTCTTGCATTTCCTCGGGTGTGTTGCCTAACAAGAACGGCTCACCATAGCCTGTTGGCTTGCCTTTCTTATCATAGTGAACCTCGACAAATCGGTATGTTGAAAAGTCGGGGTCGTCGTTCGCTTGAAAAAGCACTCTGTGGTTCCATGTAAACATTGCTATTCTCCTATCGTTTAATTGATTTAGTGTTATGTGGTTTAGCTCTTGTAAGTCCTACAAGTCGGGACACCACCATTCCCTCCTGCGCTATGTATTGAGGTTCCTTGCTACACATGCCAGTTCAAGTAGCTCGTTCGCGTGTGGTTTATACCCACTCCAGACCTCTCTGTCCGATGGACTACGCACCATCGTTTGCGTTACTTCAATTCCTCCTCGTATGCTTGTATTACCAACTGCGCGAACTTGTCCAACACCTCAATGGCATTGTTTTCTGTCCAGTATGTTGAGTTATCAGTTACATCAATAACCCCCGCTTGTATTGCCAACTGTTCTATGTTCATTCTGTTTCCTCCTCGTCATCGTCGTTTACTTCCTCGGTTTTGTAGCTAACACCTACTAAGTATTTCTCAACCATGTCTTTTATCATCTCAGTCGCTTGTTCCTCTGACTGAGCATACCATGTAGCCCTAACTCTAATCATTTGCTATCCTCCTAAGTTAAAGTAAACAACTACTACTGCTATCACTACACATACCCAAAAAACTACTACATCTAACTGGTCATTAGTCATTTTTTACCTCCTCGATATCTGTTATTTCAAAAAAATTACCATCGTAAATATCTTTTAGATAAAACCCTTCATCGCTAGCTACTGTCTCTGCGTCAGCTTCATCGTATGCCCATACACGCTTGGAATAATAGACTTTTTCTGATGCCAGCACTTCATACTGTTTTTTGCCTAGCAGTTTCTGAACTGCATGTTCTGTTGTTTGGTCGCTCATAGCCACATCACCTTATAGTTTAAGTCCTCATATTTTCGTAATGCAACGGCAGACTTTAGCCAGCATGCACCACCACCGCGCGAGGGTGGGAACTCAACGATACCAAGGTATGGCTTAAGTGCGTGGCGACCTGTATGGCGCTTTGTTTTTATCGTGATTGTGTCGAGTGATGCTGTGCTTGTTTTTCCAAGGTTCTTATTTAAGAACTCGGGGTTGTTGGCATATGCCGTGAGTAATGCTGATTTCAAATCCATGGCTATTCTCCTGTTAAGTAAATAATACAAAGGTGCTATGTTATACAGACTAGAAAAACTAATCTAATCCATATAATAAGGCACTTTGTCCCCGCGTTTAGGCTTGTGCATTTTCTAGGGATTGTTACTACACAATAGTCCTATACTTACACGCGTTCGTGCCATGCGCGGGGTGTGCTTATCGGTTACCGAAAATATCTAAGTGCTTGAGCGATGTCGTGATACAGGTTTTTGTCTTATGGGGTAGCGCGCCTGCATAGTAGCGCGGGTTTATTATTAGTAGATGCTGTCGTGAATACTGACCGTCTCACCCTTTTGAGTTCATCCCAGTCCGCACGATTTACTTGATAGGCTTTGCTTACTGCCCGTTACTATATCTACTATGACTACTTACCTGTATGCGGTTCATCCGCACCATGTAGGCTGTCGCCTACACTTAAGTTCTTAAATAAGAACCTTTCGGTAACCATCCAAACTGTTAAAGAGCGGTGGGCGTGTGTTCTGCCCTTACTTACTAACTTACTAACTTACAAAACACCATTGTAGCACACTTCGGAACGAAAGTCAAGGCCCTTCCACGCTATTACTCGATAGTAGCCGTTCTTACTTAAAGTTGCTCCAGTAATTGTTCGTGTATATGAGGGGTAATCCTTGCTTGCGTCGCTCTATATTGTCATGCCTTTGCACATAGGGTTTGTGTTCGCCTTTCATATACATCCATATGATTGATGCCGTGGTGTAGTTATAGGTCTTGCCGTCTATCGTTACATGCACATAGCGTGATGTGATGGGTTTGCGTGATTTGTGCTTACCAAGTTTGCGAAGTATGCCTTGATAGGGTAGGTATTCGAACATGGCTAGAACTTGTCTTTGAGTTAAACGCATTTGTATCTCCTATTAATTAAATATTACGAGGTTCTTATTTAAGGACTTTCTACTAAAGTATACATTTTAGCGGATAGTTGTATATTTGTGAACGGATAGAAGTATATTTGTGAGAGAAATTTTCACAATATAAGGGCCTGTATATAAAGAGAAAAATGTGGTAGATGTATATCTGTGAAAAAGTGAATGGATTTTAAAAGTATGAACTGGGCAGAATAAGCAAACAGTCTTTTTCACAATATAAAAAGCACAAGAAAAATTATTATATTCTTTTATTAAAATATTTAATAACTTACTACAAATGAAGCTACTTTCGGCCATGGGCTTGGGTTTCAGAGCATTCACAAATTGAAAATGAAACTTTCACATTTTCACAAATATACTATTAGGCCTACGATTATCCGCGTTCGTCTTAAATGTATCCGTAAACTACCCGAAACATAACCTTTCACAAATATACTTTTAGCAGTTCTTAAATAAGAACTTCATTTTCCTCTTGACACGAAACGCATAGTATGTATTCGATTGTCTTAAATGTCTCCGTATGTTCCACGATAAGGTTCTTAAATAAGAACTTCGCTATGTTTTGTCGCGTTACGCGCGCGTCTTACGCAGGCTAGCTTTTAGGAACCAGTGTCCCACTGGCCTTCAATTCTACGCAGTCAGTTCAGCTACGCAAAACCATAAAGCTTAGTTTTGCTCCGCAGCCCCGCCTGCTGAATTGACACTGGTTCCTGACCCCCAAAAATTAGGGGCAAAAAAATACCCCGCTTTCGCGGGGCTTGTTGGTTATAAGTTATAAATTGTTTCGTATAATTGTTTTCGCATCATCTGAAAGCAAGCGTATTGATAAGGCCTAAGTTTTTTCATGGTGTGTTAAAAGCCCCTTGCGGGGCTTTTTTCCTTAATTAAGAACCTATTTAGTTTCTGTTTCGGCATCTAACACGATGCCGTCATCTGATGCTAACGCCTTGATTTTGGCCACGCGGTTTTGCGCTTTTTTGTTGTCTTTAAATTCTAGTGAATTTAAATACATTGCCTTAACCAATTTTTCGTGAATTTCAGCTGGTGTTGGCTCTTCTTTTTCGCCGTTGATAGCGGCGCGCGCACCTTTCAGAATGTAGCTAATGTTTGGCTCGGTCTCGCGTTTTGCCGTTTTGCCTTTTGCATTCCAAAAAACTAAGGCATCAAATTTGTGATTTGTTTCGGCCTCGCGGATTTTGGCAATGTTGTTAAACATTTGATAAAGCGCGCCATAGCCTGCTGTTTTGGCTGTTGGGATTTTTACGCGGTCTTTTACGGCCGCGGCCTTGTTGCTAGCCTTTACGCTTTCCTGAAAGCCTTTGAAAGTAGGCAATTCCGCACCGCTAAACAAGGCCATAATGGCGTTATGTTCTACTGTTGCGCCTACCTTGCCCGCTTGCTGGGCTTCGTTATAATCAAACGCTTTTGTTTCAACAGCGCGCTGGGTTGTTTCGTTTACATAATACATTTGTTGCACAGCCTTAGTGGCTGTTGTGTTGCGAGGTGCGCGAGGTGCGCGGGTTTTAACTGATTGTGTAGTCATTTTCTATTCTCCAATTAGGTAGGCGCGTCGCGCCCTTGAACCTGACAACCATTATACTGGATTTTCTAAGAAAAGCAAGGATTTTCTAGCCCTACCGCGCCCCTCACCCCCTACCCCCCAAAACTAAAATGGGTCCCATCTGCGCGCTAGTGCGCTCTATTCCACACAAATAATCACCAATATTTTCAAAATCGCACCTCGTTTTCACAAGGAACACCCCCCGTCAGCCAAAAAAGACCCCCACCCCCCATATAAATTTTGCGGTATATATGAAAAACGCGCTATAGGGAACACCCCCCGTCACAAATAGATTGCCTTTACCCAAAAAATTTGCTATATTCCCCCCACATTTGCTGATAACCCTTTGGTAACTAATGCAAAACATGAATGAACTACTGGATTACAGTCCAGACGAACCCGAATTATTTATTCCTGCCCTTGAACGGGTCGACGAAGACGACATACTCTTCGCTAAAGAACTTACCTACCGTGAGGAAATCAGAGCACGAGCAAGGTCAGCACTAGAACTCATGCAACATGGCATGCAGATTGACGACACCCCCGAAACTGACAAGATAGCCACTGCGGTATTCTCAGAAAAGCAAGAACTTGGTGCTAATAGAGAGAAACCAGACGTGATTTTGCGACTCGAAGCATTAATGACGGAGTATGACCACGAGGTTGTGCAGGATGTGGTGCAGGTTCGTCGGTTTATCATGAACAGATTGATGGAAGAGTCCCAACTTGGGACTAAATCGAGTGAAAGACTGAAGGCATTAGAGCTTTTAGGTAAAGTAACCGAGGTTGGCATGTTCACGGAACGCCAAGAAATCACAATTACCCATAAATCCACGGAAGAATTAGAGCAGGAACTCGAGAAAACATTGACGCTACTGCTAAATCCAGATACACAGACATACGAACCATCCCCAAAGGACGTAAAACCCATTAAAGACATAAAGATTAATCTCTAAATGAAGTTTACTCCTGAACAGTTGGTGCAGATTAAGGCAAACATCCACAAGTTACCCCCAGATAAGAAGGGTAAAGCCTTAGAAATACTAAAAGAACTACAAGCCCGTGGCGAAAACAAGATTGCTCACACCAATTTCTTGGATTTCGTTAAAAAAGTGTGGCCGGCATGCATACTGGGTAGGCATCACATCATCATGGCGCAGAAATTTGAGGCGGTAGCCAAGGGTGAGATAAAAAGATTAGCCATATCACTCCCACCACGACACACGAAATCAGAGTTTGCGTCATACTTACTACCGGCATGGTTCCTTGGTAACTACCCAGAGAAGAAAATCATGCAGGCGTCACACACCGGAGAGCTAGCGGTTAACTTCGGTCGTAAAGTACGTAACTTAATTGACTCAGAAATATACAAAGAGATATTCAGGGACGTCACACTGCAGACCGACTCTAAAGCTGCGGGTAGGTGGGGTACGAACAGAGGTGGGGTATATAACGCCCTCGGTGTTGGCGCCGGTGCAGCCGGTATGGGTGCGGACATATTCATAATCGATGACCCCCACAACGAGCAGGACATCATTAACGGGAACTTAGATGTTTTCGATAAGGCATGGGAATGGTATCAGTCAGGTCCACGTCAACGGCTACAACCAGGCGGCGGTATCATCGTGGTTCACACACGCTGGTCGAAGAAAGACTTGATTGGCAGACTGCTAGACTACGCAGAGAAGAACCCAGAAGCTGACCAGTGGGAATACATTGAGTTTCCAGCTATTGTTGGCGAGGATACAGACGAGGAAGAGTCGTTGTGGCCAGAGTTCTGGCCGCTACCAGAGCTGCAAAAGATAAAGAACACCATCAGTCCACACTTGTGGAACGCGCAGTACATGCAATCACCGACGTCAGAAGGTGGGGCACTGATTAAAAAGAATTGGTGGCAGATATGGGATAAGGAGTCACCACCCCACTGTGAGTTTGTGATTATGTCATTGGACGCGGCACAAGAGGCGACAAATCGTTCTGACTATAATGCCTTGACAACTTGGGGAGTTTTCTTTAACGAAGAAGTCAATAATTATAATATAATATTGCTAAATTCAATTAAAAAGCGTATGGAGTTTCCAGAACTGAAGCAAATGGTACTGGAAGAGTATAAAGAATGGCAGCCAGACGCCTTCATGGTTGAAAAGAAATCTAACGGAGCGGCGTTATATCAAGAGCTTCGTAGGATGGGTGTCCCCGCAGGGGAATTCACTCCAGGAAAAGGGCAAGACAAGATAAGCCGGGTCAACGCGGTGACAGACTTGTTTTCTTCTGGTATTGTGTGGGCTCCTGATAGACGTTGGGCTAGAGAAGTAATCGACGAGTGCAGTGACTTTCCTAATGGCGAGCACGATGACTTGGTCGACTCTACTACTTTGGCGCTAATACGATTCAGGCAGGGTGGCTTTATTAAACTACCAAGCGATGAACCAGATGATGATGTACTATACAGGTACAAGAAAAAGGCCGCATACTATTAAAAGGTTAAGTTATGGCAGGAATAGATGATATCATAAATAAACATCCGTCATTAGCGCCAATAGCTAATTTCATAGGCATGCGCAAGCAAGTTGAAGTTCCAGCGGAATTGCCGGATGCAGATTTAAGTGAATATGGTGGAGTATTAAGTAAAGCTAATTATAAAGATACTAATCCTTTATTTGGTATTCCTAAATCTACATTACCTAAACAATTACCAACTTCAATTCCTGTATATAGAGCAGACCCCGAAGGAAAATACGGCGGAAAAAACGGACTTGAAACGTTACCACAATCTCGGTTTCTTAAAGGTGGAGACCAACATTGGGAACAAACTAATGACCCTAATAAGGCTTCGGCATACAATAATTCGGAAAAAGCCATACAACAATTGTACAATTACGCTAGATTAAATGGTGCAGCACAGAAGTACGGATATCCAGCTTTATCACCCGAGGAAGCCGCAGCATTTGTATTAAAAGAAGGCCGAGCTGATTTAGGCCATAACTATGTCGCAGCTGGAAATAAAGCAGAAAAAGCGTTTGAGAAAACACTTATGGATACCTACAATCTATCAAAAAGCGATGCAAATTTTTTAACAGCTTTGTATATTAAAAAACAAACAGCAGATAGATTAAAGATTCCATTAGCAGAAGCTTGGAATGGCACAGGAGTTAATGAACTTGGGCAAACAGGAAAAGATTACGCGAGTAATTATCAACACCATTTAAACGCAGCGCGACACCCTAAAAATGCTCAATTATATGCGATAATACAACAAGGTATAGCCGACGGGTATAAACATGGGTTACCGTTAAAGAAAAATGCGGTACAGGATTCATTAAGTCATACAAAAGAAGAAAAGTATAAAAAAGGTGGCAAAGTTAAATTGCCTAGTGGACATAAAAAGGGCGGAAGCTCAAGTTTAATTTAAGGATTAAGACATGGCAATTGACAAAAGTTTATCACAAGCCCCACAAGGACTTGACCAATTAGATGAGTTAGATAATAGCCCAGCTCTGGAAATTGAGATTGAGGACCCAGAAAGCGTCACTATTGGCGTGGATGGCAAACCTATTCTTACTATTGAAGAAGAGATAGACGAGGATGCGTTCAATGAGAACTTAGCGGAAAGCATCGATGAGCGTGTCTTAGCAACCCTAGCGTCAGAACTTATTGGTGACTTTGAGAACGATGTGTCTTCTCGTAAGGATTGGATACAGACTTATGTTGATGGCCTAGAGCTATTAGGATTAAAGATTGAAGAACGCAGTGAACCTTGGGAAGGCGCATGTGGTGTGTATCACCCGCTATTGAGCGAAGCCGTCGTTAAGTTCCAAGCAGAGACAATGATGGAAACGTTCCCAGCTATGGGTCCGGTAAAGACCGAGATTATCGGTAAAGAAACACAAGAGAAGAAAGAAGCTGCACAACGAGTTCAAGATGACATGAACTATCAGCTGACAGATGTAATGAAGGAATACCGCCCTGAGCACGAGCGTATGTTGTGGGGCCTAGGTTTAGCAGGTAACGCCTTTAAGAAGGTGTATTTTGACCCATCACTAGACCGTCAAGTATCTATGTATGTGCCAGCAGAAGATGTGGTGGTTCCATACGGCGCATCCAGCTTAGAGTCAGCAGAGCGCATTACCCATGTAATGAGGAAATCAAGCAACGATATCCGTCGATTACAACATGAAGGCTTCTACCGTGACGTCGAGTTAGGTGAGCCAGCAATGGTTATGGACGAGGTAGAGAAGAAGATTGCTGAGAAGTTAGGCTTCCGCGCTACTACCGATGACCGCTTTAAGCTATTAGAAATGCATGTTGACCTTGTGTTAGAGGGCGATGAGCATGTGGATGACGACGGCGAGCCAACAGGTATTGCACAACCGTACATTGTTACTATAGAAAAAGGCACTACCACTATATTAGCTATCCGCCGTAACTGGAGACCGGACGATGACCGCCAACAAAAACGCAATCACTTCGTTCATTATGGATATATTCCTGGGTTTGGTTTCTACTGTTTTGGGCTTATCCATCTTATTGGGGCTTTTGCTAAGTCTGGCACTTCTCTTATTCGCCAGCTTGTTGATGCAGGTACACTATCTAATCTACCGGGCGGTTTTAAAACTCGTGGCTTACGTGTAAAAGGCGATGATACTCCTATTGCCCCAGGTGAGTTCCGTGATGTAGATGTACCATCAGGCACTATGCGTGACAACATCATGCCACTACCATACAAAGAGCCTTCACAAGTTCTTATGGGCTTATTAGGCCAAATCGTAGAAGAAGGTCGTAAGTTTGCTGGCGCAGCTGAACTACAAATGTCGGACATGTCAGCTAATGCCCCAGTAGGTACAACCCTAGCGGTATTGGAAAGAACATTGAAAATGATGAGTGCAATTCAAGCACGTATTCATTACTCAATGAAACAAGAGTTCCGTTTACTTAAAGACATCATCCGTGACTACACACCAGAAGAGTACAGCTACGAGCCATCAGAAGGCGACCGCCGTGCTAAACAGGCTGATTACGACATGGTTTCAGTTATACCTGTATCTGACCCTAATGCAGCTACAATGGCTCAGAAAGTGGTTCAATACCAAGCAGTTCTACAGTTAGCACAATCAGCACCGCAACTATATGACATGCCGTTATTACATCGTCAGATGTTAGACGTATTAGGCATTAAGAACTATCAGAAACTTGTCCCATCACAAGACGATATGAAACCGCGTGACCCAGTCACAGAGAATCAAAACATCTTACAAAACAAACCAGTTAAAGCGTTCTTATACCAAGACCATCAAGCGCATATCGCCGTGCACATGGCCGCAGCGCAGGACCCGCATATACAGCAATTAGTTAGCCAAAACCCACAAATGGCACAAGCTATTCAAGGCGCGTTATCTGCTCATATCGCAGAACACTTGGGTTATGAGTATCGCAAACAAATTGAGCAAACAATGCAACAAGCGTTACCGTCATACAGTCAACCAGGGCAAACCGAAGACGACAATCAAATTGGTATTCCACAAGAGATTGAAGTTCAAGTGTCTCAATTGGCAGCTAAAGCCGCTCAACAGATATTGGCACAGAAACAACAACAGGCTCAACAAGCTCAAGCGCAGCAACAAGCACAAGACCCAATTATCCAAATGCAACAGCAAGAGGTTCAAATTAAAGCTCAAGATTTGGAACGTAAAGCGAAGAAAGACGCCGACGACTTTGCTATTAAGCAAGCACAGTTGGCTGTGGAACGCGAACGAATTGCTGCACAACAAGAAACAGCTGGCGCTCAAATGGTAATTAAAGCGCAGGAAAGCAGACAAAAACTTGCCCATTCAGGCGAAGCAGAAGGCGCTCGTATGGGGATGGACATACATAAATACCGTATGAATTTACAACAACAACGTGAAAACGCGACTAATCAAGCTGAACATCAACGTAAGCTAGAAGAGATGCGTCAAAACGTACAACAAAAACTAGCGGAATCTTCCGCACAACCCAAACCAAAACCAAAACCACAGAAAGGTGAGTAATGGACAAAATATTCGACGTTCTACTATCAGAATACAAAGACCGAATGGACATGCTATCAGACGCATTGCTACGCGGTAATTGTCCAACCATAGAAGAATATAGATACATATGCGGTCAGCTACGAGGTCTCGAAGCTGCATGTGCCATAATTGCAGACCTCAAACATAGACAGGAGCACTCGGATGAGTAACCTTAACTCAGCCCAAGCTATTGACCTTTCGGGGATAGTTAGCAAGGCGAGACAAGAAGCAGCAATAGAGTTAGAAGAAGGTGATAAAGAAAAAGCAGCCCAACTACCAAAACCAACTGGGTACCATATTCTTTGCGCAATTCCAGAAATGGAAAAGGAATTTGAAAGCGGCTTAGCAAAAGCCGATATGACGATTCAACGCGAGGAAACACTAACTACAGTCCTATTTGTAGTAGACCTTGGCCCAGATTGTTATGCCGACCAGGAAAAGTTCCCAACAGGTCCTTGGTGCAAGAAAGGCGATTTTGTACTTATTCGTCCTAATTCTGGCAGTCGACTGTTAATACACGGTCGTGAATTCCGTTTAATCAATGATGATACCGTAGAGGCAGTAGTAGATGACCCGCGTGGTATCAGCCGTAAATAAAGGAAACAATAATGACTAAACCAAATTTTAAAAAAGATGAGTTTGCATTTCCGGACGAAATCGAAGATAACATAGAAATTGAAGTAGAAGGTGACGAAGTTGACATTGAAGTTGTCGACGATACTCCTGAAGATGACCGCAACGTTGAACCACTAACTGAAGACGTTGTAGAAGAATTAGAGACCGCAGACGAAAAAGCTGAGTATTCTAAGAACGTTAAAACCAAGTTTAAACAATACAAGAAAGCTTGGCATGACGAACGTCGTGAAAAAGAAGCAGCTTTACGGGAGCAACAAGAAGCCTTAACAATGGCCCAAAAGATTTTAGACGAGAACAAGCGTTTAAAAACTATGTTGCAATCTGGCGAAAAAGAATTAATAACCACATATCAAACTTCAGCTGACTTAGAGCTAGAAAAAGCCAAACGAAACTACAAAGAAGCCTATGATTCAGGCGATTCTGACAAGTTATTAGAGGCTCAGGAAGAAATGTTAGCTGCATCTTTTAAAGTAGATAAAGCAAAAAATTTCAAACCTACTGTACAAGTCGAAGAAAATGATGTACAAATAGCACATAAACAGGTCCAACAACCTCAAATGGATTCCAAAACAGCTGAATGGCTGACGGAAAACCCTTGGTTTGTAGACCCGGATAAAGATTACATGAGTGCATTTGCTCGTCGAGTGCATAATAAGTTAGCTGAGCAATATGGCCAATCCTACGTAGGGACTGATGCATATTACAAAGCAATCAACAAAGAAGTACAACGCAAATTCCCCGACGAATTTGACGACATTGAACCACAAAACGATGAGCCTAAAGCTCAACGCACACAAAAACTTAGCACGGTTGTCGCTCCAGCTAAACGGAGTACCGCCTCAAAGAAAGTGGTTTTAACAAGAACGCAGATAGCTTTGGCAAAAAGATTTAATCTTACCCCTGAGCAATATGCTCGTGAACTAACTAAATTGGAGGCATAATAAAATGGCTGAAAACAGAACACCCCGTGAAATTCAAACTCGTATCGCTGATGAGCGCCCTAAGCAGTGGCAAGCTCCTGAACTCTTACCAGAGCCAGATAAACAATCAGGTTACGCGTACAGATGGATTCGTGTTTCAACTCTAAATAATGCAGACCCACGTAACCTATCAGGCAAATTGCGTGAAGGCTGGGAACCTGTAAAAGTTGAAGAACAACCTAAATTCCAACTGCTAATCGACCCGAATAGTCGTTTTAAAGACAATATCGAAATCGGTGGATTATTATTATGCAAGACTCCAGAAGAGTTTGTGCAGCAACGTACGGACCATTATACGAAGCAAACACAAGCGCAAACAGAGGCTGTAGATAATAATCTTATGCGCCAAAGTGACCCTAGAATGCCTATTTTCCAAGAACGAAAATCCTCTAGCTCATTTGGCAAAGGTAGTTAATTTTAATTTTATTAGGAGATTTATATGGCATATCCAACCGTATCCGCTCCCTATGGCTTTAAACCGATTAACCGTTTAGATGGCTTACCATACGCAGGTGCTGTTCGTCAGTACCCTGTAACATCAGGTCAAGCAATCTACAATGGTCAACCAGTTGTATTAGTTATAGGCGGCACAGTATCAGGTGATTCAGATTTAACAGCAGGTGTTATTCTTGGCGTTGCAGTAGGTGTTCAATACACAAACTCATCTGGTCAAACAGTACAAGCGCAATACGCACCAGCTTCAGGCGTAACTAACGTTATCGCTTATGTAGTTGATGACCCATTTGCGTTATACAAAGTAGCACTTACAGGTAACAACTCAACCATTACAGCTGCAGGCAAAAACATCGTCGGCACAAACGTAACAGGTATTGTTGGTACTCCTGATGCAAATACTGGTAACGCAACTTCATCTATATTTGGCGCTTCAGCTGCTGTTACAGCAACTTTCCCGTTCCGTGTAGTAAGTGTAGTTCCAGAAACAGCGACAGGCGCAGATGCATTCGTAGAATGTATTGTTAAGCTTAACTTGTCACAACTTCTATCAACCACTGGCCTTGCTGCCGCCTAATTAAGGAGATAATATATGGCTATTTCACGCGCACAGCTCCTTAAAGAGCTACTACCAGGTCTTAACGCATTATTCGGTTTAGAATATGCCCGTTACGGTCAAGAACACGAAGAGATTTACGAAACTGAATCTTCAGAGCGTTCATTCGAAGAAGAAACAAAATTGTCTGGCTTCTCAGCCGCACCTGTTAAAAACGAGGGTTCTGCCATCGCTTATGACAATGCTCAAGAAGCTTGGACTGCTCGCTACAACCACGAAACAATCGCGTTAGGCTTCAGCTTAACCGAAGAGGCTATTGAAGATAACTTGTATGACTCATTGTCTGCTCGTTATACAAAAGGCTTGGCTCGTGCTATGGCATACACCAAACAAGTTAAAGCCGCAGCTGTATTAAACAACGGTTTCAACACCTCTGGTTCATACAACGGCGGTGATGGTGTTCCATTGTTCTCTGCTTCACATCCACTTGTTGCAGGTGGCAATAATAGTAACATCCCATCAACCCCAGCAGACTTGAACGAGACTTCTCTAGAAGCAGCCGTAATTCAAATCGCAGCTTGGACTGATGAGCGTGGTCTATTGATTGCAGCTAAACCGAAGAAATTGGTTGTTCCACCAGCATTGCAATTCGTTGCTACTCGCTTGTTGGAAACTGAACTTCGTGTTGGTACTGCTGACAATGACATCAACGCCATCAAGAATAACGGTTCTGTAGCCGAAGGTTACACAATCAATCACTTCTTGACTGACACAAATGCATGGTTCTTAACTACTGACGTGCCAAACGGTATGAAACACTTCGTTCGTACCCCATTGCAAAACTCAATGGATGGTGACTTCGATACAGGTAACGTTCGCTACAAATCTCGTGAGCGTTATTCATTCGGTTGGTCTGACCCATTAGGTATGTACGGTTCAGCTGGTGCTTAATAAACACTAGGTAAGATAAGAGGGAGCTTCGGCTCCCTTTTTAATGGTTTTCTGTATTGCATCATGTTTATAAAAGCGCAGAATGTGTACATGTGCACATCAATGTGTACACTCAATCGACTTAAGGAGATTCATCATGTGGACAACACCAGCAGCTACAGAAATGCGTTTTGGCTTTGAAGTAACTATGTACGTAATGAACAAATAGTCTAAACATTTGTTTAAACATAGGCGGTTAAGCCGACACTAGAGGATGTAGTAAGTAACGAGTTTTTCGGCTTTCTGCGTTACATGTAACAACTACCAAATCTACGCCTACCTTTCTGTAATTTGTTCTGCTTTCAATTGACGTTCTTCGTGATGGTGTTTGCGATGGCAATTGGCGCATAGTACTATGCATTTGGCTTCTATTTCTTCACGGGCTATCTTGTAGGCTCCGTTTTGTACTAATTCACTTATTTTTCTATTGGCCGGGTCTGGCACTACATGATGAAAATCTAATGCTGATGGATGGTTCTCTCCGCAGTTGGCACAAGCAAGTGTAGATTTATAGGCTTCCCATTGGATTCTTTTCTTTATCTTACCTAATCTAACTCGTTCAATCTGTGCAGGCTTGTTATCTTCATAATGTTTCTTAGAATATAGCTTTGCTTTTGCCTTGCGAACAGCTGGGTCTTTGTATGGCATGAATACTCCATTAATTAGTTGACACTTAAACAATAACATAGTATAAATGCCATATCAACCGGGAATATTAAATCCGGCCCATTAGACTGTCCCGGCAGACGCATACAAGACTAATGAGCTTACTTTGTATGGAGAAATTCAAATGGCTAACACCACATTCAGCGGTCCAATACGTGCAGGTAACATCCGCGACACAACAGGTACTACAGTAGGCACTAACATTGCTAACGTAGGTCAAGTTGTAATGGCACAATCACAAGCAATCACACAAGCTTCAGCAGTAACGACAATCGTAATCCCAGCAAACAGCCAAATCGTCGAAATGACTTTGTATGTAACCACTGCTTGGGACGGCGTAGCCTCAACCCTAGGTCTAGGTAACACAGCATTAGCAACTGCATACACTGCAGCTAACGCAGTAGCCGGTGGCACCGTAGGTATTGTTTCAGTAACCCCAGGCACAGATGCAACTCGCACATTGGCTTTTGTTGATGTAGGTACTACAGACGTTAAAATCGTAGTTACTTCAACTAACACTGGCGCTGGCGAAGGCTACTTAACAGTTCGTTACGTACAAGCTAACAACTTAGTTGCTTAATTAATCTAGGGGCTTCGGCCCCGCTTACAATCTAAGGAGATTAATTATGGCAATGCAATATGATGTAAAAGGTACATATCTAGCTGCTGGCGCTACCGCCGCAGTCTTCGCAGGTCCAGCTCGGATTAAAGGTATTGTAATTAGTCACCCAGTTGGTGGCGGTACACTTACACTTAAAAACGGTTCTGGCGGTACTACTGTATTCTTATTTACAGCTCCAGCTATAGAAGGTTCTATTAATATCATTGTTCCTGGCGAAGGCATACGTTGCGAAAACGGTATTTATGCTACGACAGCAGCTGGTGTTACGGCAACTGTATTTTACGGCTAAGGTGAAACATGAGTATAGAACGCGAACTAGCAGTACATGGAACTGAGATTAAACATCTACAAGCTGATATGGATAAACTGGTCCAGGATATGGAATCAATTAAAGCTACGCTTAATGACATTAACACTACCCTTGCGGAAGCTCGCGGCGGTTGGAAAGTCTTAATGATGGTTGGCGGTGCTGGCGGTGCGTTAGGCGCTTTAGTTACTCAATTTGCACATAAAGTATTTGGTTAGGAGTTAATATGATAGTAAACGAAAATGGTCATGGTAATAAGCCTGTAAAGCAAGAAAAACCGGTGGAAACACCGGTGAAGAAAGACAAGAGCAATGCCGAGCAAAAGTAAAACTCAGCGAAACTTTATGGCAGCTGCAGCACATAACCCTAAATTTGCTAAGAAGGTGGGTATCCCTACTAAAGTAGCAAAAGAGTTTAACGATGCTGACAAGGGCAAGACCTTTAAAAAAGGCGGTGTATCATTAGCCGTTGGTCGGGGTGAAAAATTAGCTACAGATAAAGGTGCTGGACTTACTGCCAAAGGACGCGCAAAATACAATGCAGCAACAGGGTCTAACTTAAAAGCCCCTCAGCCAGAAGGTGGCCCTCGTAAAAAATCGTTTTGTGCCCGTATGTCAGGTATGCCAGGCCCAATGAAAGACGAGAATGGCAAACCTACTCGTAAAGCAGCGTCGCTAAGACGTTGGAAATGTTAATAAGGAATTATTATGGCTAAAGAAAATACAAAGATGGACATGGCGCAAGACAAAGCGATGGTTAAATCTGCAATCAAACAACACGATGACCAATTACATGGTGGTAAAAAGACTACATTAAAACTAGCTAAAGGTGGTTCAGCTTCAGCCCGTGCGGATGGTTGCGCTACTAAAGGTAAAACAAAGGGTACAATGATTGCCATGTGTGGTGGCGGTATGTATAAAAAGGGTAAATAATCATGGCAGACAATAAAGCAAAACCAGTAATAAAACCTGTAAAGCCTGTAAAGCCTAAAATGGACGAAGAGGATTACGGCCCTATTCCGCCAGAGGCTGTGGATAAAAAACAAGACTGGACTAACCAAAAAGCTGCAGAGCAATACGAAAAAACAAAGAAATTTGCTAAAGGTGGTTCAGCTTCAGCCCGTGCTGATGGTTGTGCTGTTAAAGGCAAAACTCGCGGTAAGATGGTGTAATCATGCGAGCGTCTCGTGGTATGGGTGCAATAGCCCCTTCTAAAATGCCTAAGAAAAAGATTATCAAACGCAAAGATAATCCTGAAGACGTAGAGATGTTTAAAAAAGGTGGGAAGGTAAACTTACCCGCGAGTAAAAATGTCAATAAGGTTAAGCCTTATAGGAAAATTAAATAATGCGATGCTACTTTAGCTTTATTACTGGAGTGATGGTTGGGCTAGAGTTAGAGCAGGACAATGATTATAATTATTTAATTGTAGAGTTATTCATTGTGCAATTCGTATTTGAATGGGATAGATAAATTGGCAACTACAGGTACCACATCTTTTAATTTAGACCTCAACGACTTAGTAGAAGAAGCGTTTGAGAGGTGTGGTCACGAGCTAAGAACAGGCTATGACTTACGCACTGCAAGACGCAGCTTAAACTTACTTACTGTTGAGTGGGCTAACCGTGGCATAAATCTTTGGACAATCGAACAAGGCGCGATTGTGATGGCTACTGGACAGGCAGTATACCCGCTACCATCTAATACAATTGACTTGCTTGACCAAGTAATACGCCAAAACAACGGTACTACAAACCAGATTGATATCAACATCAACCGTATATCCGAGTCAACATACTCTACAATCCCTAACAAGTTAACACAGGGTCGCCCTATACAGGTGTGGATTAACCGCCAGTCAGGCGCATCAAACGCTACGACAGTGACTTTGAACGGTGGCATATCTGCTACAGACACTACAATTACAGTAAGCTCTACAGCTAACCTATCCTCATCAGGGTTTATACAAATTGATAACGAGGTTATTAGCTACCCAAATGTAAGTGGCAACCAGCTTATCAACTGTGCCCGAGGCCAGAACAATACTACCGCAGCGACTCATATAACAGGCGCTTCGCTAACTACTTTAAACCTCCCGTCAATTAATGTATGGCCAACACCAAATGCTCAGGGTAATCAGTACACCTTTGTTTACTGGCGTTTACGTCGTGTCCAAGATGCTGGTGATGGCGTTAATACACAGGATATACCGTTCCGGTTCTTAAACTGTATGGTTGCTGGCTTAGCTTATTACTTGTCAATTAAATTGCCGAATGTACCCATAGAGCGTATAACAGGTCTTAAAGCAGACTACGAACAACAATTCCAACTAGCGGCGGACGAAGATAGAGAAAAGGCATCAATACGATTTGTTCCTCGTAACATGTCATACACGAGGTAATCATGCCTAGTAAATACTCTAGTGGTAAACATAGTATTGCAGAGTGCGACCGTTGTGGTCAGCGCTATATGCTTAAAGAGCTTAAAAAGCTTACGATTAAAACAAAGCAAGTAAGTATTAAGGTATGCCCAGAATGCTGGGACCCTGACCAACCGCAGTTACAACTAGGTATGTACCCAGTTAATGACCCACAAGCGGTAAGAGAACCCCGTCCCGATACTAGCTACTTAGTGTCAGGTATTGGCCCAGATGGTAATCCAGAGGGCGGTAGTAGAGTATTCCAATGGGGATGGAACCCTGTAGGTGGGGCAAGAGGTCCAGATAGTGGATTAACACCAAATAACTTGATTGCTCAAGGACAAATTGGTACAGTAACGATACAAATAACTTAGGAGTATTATCATGGCATACAAATCAGGCGCCGATGGCGTAGCAAAACAAGGTAAGACAAAAGGTAGAAACTTAGGTGATTCAGGTCCAAACGTAGCAATTGAAAATGGCCCTAAATCTACAGGTAGTAAAGGTGGCAAAACTAATGCTGACATGAAGAAAATGGGTCGTGGCTTAGCTAAGATTGCTGCACAGAAAAAGGGATAATATCATGGGTAAATCAGCACAAGACTCAACAGGGTTTGTTTTTCCTACAGGCGGTGGTAGCGATATTGGCGTATATAAACAGCCAATGCCAAATGCGGATACGCAGCCAGAAAGCATTATCTCTAAACCAGGTAATGGCGTAAACGAACTAAACATTGCTGTAGGCAATACAAGCAAAGGTAATGTTAAAGGTATGAACCCTTACGGTACTGGCGAAATGCGTGGCTATGGTGCTGCAACTAAAGGCCGTAAAATTAGTGGAAAAATGGGCTAATGAACTACATAGAGCTTAGTCAAGCAATCCAATCATACGCGGAAAACACGGAGTCTCTATTTGTAGAGAACATTCCTACATTCGTGCAAGAAGCGGAAAGACGTATATTTAATACTGTTCAACTACCCTCACTACGTAAAAATGTGACAGGCACAATGACTAACGGTAACAAATATGTTGCGCTTCCTAATGATTGGTTGGCTAACTATTCTCTTGCAGTTATCGATGCAGCGGGTGCGTACAGTTATCTTCTAAATAAGGACGTTAACTTCATTCGTGAATCATACCCGACTCCTACATCAACTGGTCAGCCTAAGTACTATGCGGTATTTGGCCCTAGAATAGATGAGTTAAATGAGCTGTCTTTAATTTTAGGACCTACACCAGACTCAGCCTACGGCATGGAGCTTCATTACTTCTATTATCCAGTATCTATAGTTCAACGTCCTATAACTTTACTAGGTACGATAACAGGCGGTTCAGGGTACACTAACGGTACTTATTTTAATGTGCCACTAACAGGCGGTTCAGGTACTTCTGCATATGCTACAATTACGGTATCAGGTGGCGCAGTTACTGCGGTTACACTAGTAACCGGGGGGTCATTCTATGTTATTGGCGATATACTAACTACAGCAAATACTAATATCGGTGGTTCTGGTACAGGGTTCTCAATCCCAGTATCTAATGTAAATAACACTACTGGCACTAGCTGGCTAGGCGATAATTATGACCCTGTGTTGTTCTATGGTGCTATGCGGGAAGCAATTATTTTTATGAAAGGTGAACAAGATATGGTCACTTATTATGAAAAGATGTTCCAAGATGCTTTAGGTCAATTGAAACGCCTTGGTGATGGTCTAGAACGCGGAGACGCATACCGTGACGGGCAAACAAAACTTAGAGTAACTACTTAATTTAGGAGTAAGACATGGCAATTTCACAAGCAATGTGCACGAGCTTTAAAGTTCAATTATTGAGCGGCGCACAAAATTTTAATACGGGTACAACAAAGGT